CATACCAATAAACCTCAAACTCCTCATCCGATTCTTTGAGCCTTCCCGGCCCCATGCGAATAATAATCCCCATGCGCCTCCACGGACACGGAAACTGTTGCAAGTCTGCGCGTTGTTTATAAGTTACGAGATCACCGATCTTCATCTGGCAGCTCCATATTATCTTTCCCAATAATCCATTTCCACTCGGGATTACTTCCAACCATTTTGAGTTCTACTCCGGTTTTACCGGGAAAACTGAGTATCTCAAAGGTTTCATCCAAGTAGTTTTTCATCCAATCCACTTTAGGTTCTGCAATCAATTTTACGATGTCACCGATTTCCATTGATCAACTCCACAATACTTTCGTTCTCAAGGCTCCAAGTTCCATCGGCAAACTGAATACGAATCGCGTTTTCGACTTCTTCGTGATCCCACCAAACAGCGGTGACAATCCCAATACCGATATGTCCGACTTTCACCAAGTCACCGACTTTCACTTACCAACTCCAAATCTCTGGCACGGTATGAGCCGCGATCTGTGCCTCCGCTCTTGTGGACCCATTCTATAACTTTGATTTCATCAGTACCGGGGATTTCCCGCACGATTAGTCCGAGCCACTCGCTGTGGTCAGGGGAATGGGTCGCCGTTCGATACTTTACTAGATCGCCAATCTTCATGCTTATAGCATACCATGACAGAGCCGGTACGTCAAGAAAAATATTTGCGAACTATGTCAAGGTCTTGTAGCAAATGAGTGTCTCGCCCCAAAGGCCAGTGGACCGTAGCAAGTTCCGTGCCAGCAGCACTATACTGATCGGGTAGCAGTTGTTGAATCTTATCCTCAAGCGTACCTACGCGCACCACAACACCTACCGCGTGAGCATCCATATCGGGATACCATGCCGCCACAACACCATCGACCGTCAGGCGCACCAGATCGCCAACCTTCATGCTGCGACCGATATTACCCTGATCTGGTTCTTCGTGCAGTGCGAAGCCTGTTCGTGCTGCATTGACTTCCATACCAGAAACCTGGGATTGACAAACCAACGAACTATGAAGCCATCAACGTAGTTATACTGATTGTTGGTAATCTCCCTTTCCTCAATGATGATCCCTTGTCCTTTGACATAGCCCCGCTTCGTTTCAACGAGGGAGCCAACTCTGTACTTACTTTTTCGTGCCATGTTTATATCTTATCACCTTTCGTCGCTCGTGTCAACAAGAAAATCGTCCAATGCGTTCAAATAAGCTACGCCGTTCGGGACTTGCCCGCGCAGGATGCCGCCGTGCTTTGCTATTACATTTGTTACCACCGATACCGGAACATAACCATACACCGTTTCAGTAGGCTCGTCAGGATTTTCAGCCCAAGGCATAATGATTTCTTCGGCGTGGCTCGGATAGCCGACTTCTACCTGCGTGTACTTTTCTGCATCATCAATGCGCGGCGAACAATAAGCCCCATCGTGTGCCTGAACGGACATTCTAAATCCGTCGCGACAAACAACTGTTTCATTTCTTTTGTAGGACATAAGATTCCTTCGATATTGGTAGGGCAGGCGGGACTTGAACCCGCGACCGGCGCTTTATAAGAACGCTACTCTGACCTACTGAGTTACTGCCCTGCGCGGGGAAGTAAGTCATTTCTGAGTATACTCTTAGGTTCGTAAGCGTCGGCCTAACTCTTATTAAACTAGAAGTTAATCAATTCACGCCATTCATTACGAATATTGTGATAGGTTTTCAAGGTGGACAGTAGTTCGCCAAACGGTTCGCCGTTGGGCGAGGGGAGGTCGTGAAGTTCTGCAATGATAGTAGACATTTTTTCAGAAATGAGAATATCTACCAGTTCCGTCATATTATCAGACATCATTTTTTACTCTTCAATCTCAAATGTATCGTCGTCGGAAGCGTCACTAACAAAATGATTCTTTACCTTCGACCAGTTTGTAACGTCCCATTCAAGTTCCTTGACCGCAACGCCACTCCTTTTTGCATAAGTAACTTTGTTCATCATTTGAGGGTAAGTAATGTTCTCGTCCATCTCGTTTTGAATCGCAAGGTGAGCCTCCTGTCGGGTTCTTGACGCATTCCAAATTTCGATCAGCCGAATGGCAAAAGCCGTTTTGTTCACATATTCCATTTAATTTTCCTTTTCTATTGGGGATGGGCGTTAACGCCCGTCTTTACTGTCCTTTTAGTATACCTCATAGGGTGAGGCTAGTCAACCTTTTTCTTCCTTTTTTCGTAACTTTCTTTCGCCTGTCCAGCCAGCGCGCCAATATCTCCCAGAAAATCGGAGAGTTGCTCATCACCCTTCGCCGTTCCCGTAAAGTATTTAGACGGACCAACCCGCATCGCATCGGGGGCATTCGGCATTTCTCCGGTTTTCATATTCTCGCGGATTTCTTCCTCGGTATCACCATAAGGCGACCACCAGCCGCCGCCGGGTTGAAGAATCTTTCCATCTGGTCCCATTACACTCATACTTGTCCACTTCCGTTCATTATTGTATTGTGATCTCCGTGTCCGAATAAAGCGGCGACTGGCGCAAAAGAACCTCCGTCAGCCGGGTGTCTCAGTGTTACCATAACTGCCTGACAATATGCGAGACTAATGTACCAAAAGCATTCTTTTCGAGAATCCCATTTGGCAACTGCCGTATCTTCGTGAATGCCGAAGTAACTTACGTTATTAACGAGGTCTATTTTTGAAATCATTTTTTCTTTTGTCCCTCGGGCCTCGGCGCTCGGGCGCGGGCCAACAGATTTTAAGTTCAATTAACTCGGCAGCGGTTTTTTGAAACCACTCGTCCATGTGTCGGATGTGCCCCCTATCAATAAGAAACTGCCACGCACCCCTAATGATCTCTATATCGTCGTAGACGATCTGTCCTTCGGCAATATCGCGGGCTTCTGTAAAGGTCATTCCTTTCATAGTATTATTCTACCACACGCTATCAATTTTGTCAAATGCTTCTTTCAAAATCATTTGCACAAACTGTTCAGAAGGACTGAGGGGGCGACCAGACTCCACTTCTTCCAGTAGCCGCAACAGTGTTTCAATGTGGCTCTTTTCAAAATTAAGATGGGTTCTCATGGTTGTTTCGTCACTTGGTAGCGCGGGCGGGACTCGAACCCGCAAGCCCTGTGGGCGGCAGATTTTGAGTCTGCTGTGTATACCGATTCCACCACCGCGCCATTCATATCCTTATCATACTACAGCAGCGAGCCGCTGTCAATCTTTTTCTCGGTTAATTTGTTCACTACCTCAAAATCTTCTTCAGACAGATCAAGAGTGTGACTTCCAAAACGCGCGCTCACAATATGATAAATATAACCATGCTGTGCGTGTTCCACGGGCCAATAATCCAATACTATGCCAACTGAGGGGCTGGGCTGCATGAACTCGTTTTTTAATCTTACAAGATCACCGACTGCGAACTTCATCGGGAGGCCTGCTTACTAGCTTAAACTCAGCATCCACCACTTCTTTCGGAAAAAGACTTTCGTCGTCTCCGCGCACGGCATGTAACTGGTAGCTATATTCTCCGACATCAGTGACGAGCCACCTGATAACCAGCTTTTTGTTTTCAATGATGTCGCCTACTTTAAATGTCATCTAGGTATAGTGTAGCAAGATTGTTAACTGATGTCAACAGTTTTTTACTTTTCTTTTAGGGGCACGCTGCTGCCGCAGGCCAAACAACAGTACCACTGTTTGTGCGTGTGCCAGCCGCAAAATCTGCAATAAAACTTATTCATTCCTGCTCGCCAACTTCCATTGTAGAGGATCGGTCATAAATGGTTGGGGCTTATCAAAATACTGAATTTTCATTCGGCCAAACAACGGTGAAGCCGCTACGCTCAACACTATCGCCAGCGTATCGCCGGGAGGACGGTGATGGGCGCGCTTCAACTTGATCAAGTCGCCAACTTCAAACTGTTCCATCGACACTGCTCACTATTTCTATATCTTCAAGTTGCCAAGTCCACGTACCTTCTTCGCCGGTATGTTGGTGTCGCGTCAGAACAGTGACGGCTGGGTATACATCGTGCCACTTCGGGCGAAGGTCATACACTTCGGACATAACAATTCCAAGCCTGCCGTCGTTGGGGTCCGCGCAGTATCTTACCAAGTCACCGATATTCATTTGCTCTGCTCACAATGTCAAAGTTATCGCGCGCGACCAACCCATCTTCTCCGTGCAGCCGCACATAATATCCATCATCATGGCTGACGAGAAAAATCTTCAAGGCGGTCGCTATAATATAAGATGGAGGAAGACAGGTCACCTTGAATCTTACGAGATCGCCCACGGTCGGTAGTTGTTCCATGTCTATAGTGTAGCAGATGAGGAGGCGCGTGTCAAGGGTTTATTGTAACCTTTGCTGACGACCTCGATACTCTTCATCGAAGCCCAAAAAGTGCCGTAGTCATCGCTCCAGCATACTTTAACGTAGCGGTCGAGTACCTCGATCACGATGCCTAGAAGCCCACTGCTATATCTTCTCACCAGATCGCCACTCTTCACTGATATCCTCCACCCTTATTTTAGCATACTCAGGGTGAACGTCAAGGAGAATCTCAATTAATCTTTCTTTCTCATAGCCGGTTGTCCTGATCAGAAACTTCTTTTCGGTATTGTCACTAGTGTCAAGAACCGCCAGTTTCCAGCACTGTTCAAACTCCATGAGAATAGTTTAAAACGACAGTATAGTACGCTGTGGCGTATACGGCCTGAACTCATAAACAAAAGCATTTTCGCTGCTTTCTTCGGGTACTAAAAGATAAGAAACATGTTCTCCGCCGTGGAAATGCGTGAAGAACTTGGTCATAACCTGGGCTGCGAGGTTCGCGGCTGTTTTATCGTGGACCCCATCCCATGTAATTACTACTATGTTACGTCCGTCTTCGCAGTCAATATATTCGGCAGCTTTAAACGTGGTCTTGTTTTTTATATTCAGCACTTCATAGGCGTCGATAGTTCCGTAGTTATCGGTTTTGGTACACGTTTCTGCATATATACTTTTCTTAACCTGGATCTGGTCCGTCGTTGCGCAAGACGCTAACAATAAGCATGCCAGCGGTAATATATTTTTAACTTTTCTCATTCTTTCTTTTCTCCTTCTTAATCGTGTAGATCGATCGCGTGCTTTTACGCGGAGCGTCGATCCACTTCCATCCTCCCTTTGAATCAGGGACTTTAATCTTCATCGGTTCAATATTTATTATTCTTGTAGGCATTCCGCCTCCTTTCATCTTCCAATTCTGTTGCATTGAAGTTCATCATAGTGCCGGAGCAACTTTAATCTTTGAGCTGCAGCGGTTGTCTCGGCGCCTAGTGGAATTATGTTTGGTTGAAACATTCTTTTCGGCCTGGCTGGGGACTCTATGAGCTCATAACTTTTATTTATCTGTTCCACTAGTGCGTCACACGCGGGGGCGCGTTCGGGCTCACAGTGTGTGACCATGAGAAACAGTGCGAAATACAGGGAACCAGCTACTTTAGTTGTCAATGGAATTTATTCTTCTGCGGCCCTTCGAAACAGCACTTTTGCCACTCCACGCTTTTGCCAACGGTATTTGGGCGTCTTTTCTTCCAGTAAGGACTGCTCCACACACTTTACATATTTACCGTAAGCAACTCTTTGTTTCTCAGTGAGTTCACCCAAGTCAATTTTAACCTTCATTGAAGCGCCTTCGTATTCGTCGTCAAAGAAGGGAATAATAAACTTTCTTCCTTTCACCTGAGAATAGAAATCTTCTCGCCCTTGCACGTCGGCACCAGACATAGAAACTTGTCGCGTCTCAATAGTGGTGTCGCCCTCGATGTATTCAAAATCAAACCAGACGCCCTCGTCGTCCTCTCTTTTCTCGCCCCAAATGATAGCCTCCTGCCCGAAATCCTTTCCAAGAACAGTCGCTTCGCTGCGAGGTATATTCATAACCATGAAAGACTTTTCCGGAGAACCAAACTTTCCTTGAATTTTTCTGAATCCATAATTGCCGGCTCGTAGTCTTTTTTCTAGAGCTGCGTTATTTTCTTTATTAACTTCGCGCGGAGCAGGTTCGCCGCCAGGATTTTCTCCGGTAAGAAAAGAAATCGTTTGTATGTTCGGAATAACTCCTACCATCGCCTGCCTCGTGCGGGCAAATCCGGCTTCATTTAATTCTTCACGTATTATTCGTTTTAACTTAGTCTTGGAGATCCTCATATACTAAATAGTTCTTATCGAATGACACGACCGAGTTCATTTTCTTTGTGAGTCGTCACCGGCATACGAGGATCTAGTCTATCATGCCAATCTACCATATAAAGAAGCTGATTCTCTATTTTCATCGTACCTACCACTTCTCCGATCCGTCCTTCGCCACGAAGCACCACCAAATCTCCAATCTTAAATGACCTCATCGCTGAAAATTTTCATCTTCTACCTTCTTAAGTTTGTCGCTTGAGATTATAAAGCCGCCAGGATTGCCTTCAAACGCGACCTTCACCCAGCTTATCCCCATAGTTTTTACAACGGCTTGACGCCCCACGAAGTGCGCGAGAGCCACCTCCGTAAGTATTTTTTCTTCGTCTATCTCGACCACATCGCCAATGCGAAAGGGTAAACTCATTTTATAAACTTTCTTTTCTGCGCCATTTGTGTCTCCAGGCGTCCTCGCATAACCCCATGTGATTAAAATGCTTGATGCACTTAGTGTCGTGTCGGCTTAAATTCCTGCAACGGCGCAACTCGCCGCCGGGAAGTTTTCTGAGGAGTGCCGTCCAAAGATCGATAAGCCATTTTTTCATTTGTTTTCTTTTCGCAGCTCCGCTAGCCTTCGTTTAATGTAGGGGTGTTCTTGAATCATGGCCTTTTCGAATGTTTCGGCGCGAAGTTCAGCGATACGGCGCGCAATATATTTTTCTGTGCACTCGTCCATTAACAACGGAAGAATGTCGCCTCGAAGCTCAGCATTACGACGAGTTGTGTATTTTTCTGTTCGTTCCTTCGCTGTCATACTGTTAATATTAGCACACTTATCCATGCAAGTCAATTGCTCCCTGCGTTTTTTTAAGGTATTCTTCCAGCATTTCGAAGGTCTGCCCATTGAAAAATTTTACTTCCCAAAGGTTCCACTGTGCTCGCGATCCTTTTTTATTCAGTCTAGTTAGAAGTCCCGGCCCCTGCTGTGCAGGATAGTCCTCGTGCCGAGTGTCGTGTTCTACTATGTCGCCCACTCTTAGTTTTTTTGTATCAGAATAGTTCATCGTTTTCAAACTCCTCATCTTCCGCTGGCTCTAAAAAAACAGGGGACTCAAAAGATTTTGGTGCTGGCTCCACCCGAGGTCGATGAGGAGATTCAATGCGTAAGTTTTTCACCGAATTCCACACGAAAAGCTTATCGAGAGGACTTTGTTTGTTCCATCTGACTGCCACTTTTCCATGATCGTCAGGCCCGTCAAACACTATTCCTAACGCGCCCTGGCATGGGCCTAAAATTTCAAGCTGGGATGCGTGGTAAGATACCAAATCTCCCTTTTTGGGTTTTCGATCCATTATACGTCAGCAGGAGCATTTCCGAAACGCTCTTGCTCCCCATCGTCCCACGTTAAAATACTGGAATTGCCAGGGTGCGGCTTAATGTGAATTTTAATAAAATCAGCCATCGAATCAAATATAGCCAATGCACCGCGCGGGGCTGGAGTAAGCCAGTGGATGATAGCTTGTCCCGTCGCCAGAACAACTCCTTCAATCACAACCCCAACACCAGACACTCCCGTTTCATCATATTGGCGAGCTATCGTAAATGTACGAATTCCCTGTGGTGCTTGTGTGGCGGGGCGCTTAGGTTTAAGAACTTCCGGTTCGGTTGAAACCTCTTCCTTAACCTCGTCTGGCGCTGGCGCTGGCGCCTTTTTTTTGGTGGTTTTGCGTGCCAAAACTTACTCCTGTTCTGCTAACGATTTTTGAACATCGTAGGCGGTTCCCACGGCATCTAAAAGTTTGCCCATGTATCCCCCTCGACGCAATACTTTAAACGCAAGATTCTCCGTAGAATAGATGCCCCCTTTTTCGAGGCCACCCCTTCTCATTTTTTTAATTTTGTCTTTGGTTTTTCGTCCCAGCGAGAGAGCTGCGTCATACTCTTGACGGTCGAGGTGCCTGTCTACTTTATCTATGTCACGCATAATGTGTCGAGCCTTTTTGAATATGTTTACCTTGTCTATGCTAAATTCTTGTCGAGAGGGGCGTAACTCCCACTCGTCATTTAATATAGAATAAATTCCTGTGGATGTATGTTTTTCATCGTCGTCCTGAACATACAACTCAACCTCGTATCCCTTCACCTTGATGTCGTGATTGCGGTTCCAGTTAGCTCGGACGGCGTCAAAATATTTCTTAATCAATCCTTCATCCTCGCCAATCTCTCTAAAATCTACTACGATGTGTACATCCAGATCCGAATACTCGGACCAGTTGTAGTTAGCGAGAGATCCTGTTAGTATTATATCCTTTATTTCCGCATTTGGCAAGTCTAATTTTTCAATAAATTCCTCTGCGATTTCTTGCAGCCTGTGTCTGATCTCGGGGCGCATCTGATCACGCACCCAGATCTGCGGATTAAATATTGGTTGCATCTCAAAAGAGGTTATTAATTTTCCTCCCGCGGGACGAATTTTTATTTTAAGTTCCTCGAGGCCACCAGCGCCAGCGGGGGACGATTTCGATCTTTTCATAGAAGGCCGCGTAATTCCTTTGCCGCCACCGGTATGCCGATTGCCACCTTTGCCAATCAGTCTTTTTTTCTTCCTGGAGTGTCCCACTCTATATTTTCTTTGTACTTCTTCTTCTTCCCGCAGTTCTTCTGCTTTTTCAGCTGTATGTCGGCGCACGCTCACGCCACGCATTTTATTAATGTCGTTAGCTATTTGTTGAGTTAGTATATCTCTGTCCAATTTTTTTGGTAGGCGTACGCGTAATTTCAATGTTGAAAGGAAATGATCTGCCAACTGTTTTTGTACGCCACCGTCGGCGGCCTCAACGGTCGACACCGTTAATACTTCTGGAACAGCGCGAATGTCATTTTTAACTTCATCGCGATTGCCGCCGCGCTCATTAGAAAGCGCCACCAACAAAAATGCATTGAAGGTTTCTTGATCGTATACCGGATCGTCTCTCCACTTAGCAACCATTAAATATCACTCTCCTCTATAAATAGTTCCAAGTGTTCTTAAGGCTCTTGTCTCTCGGTGAGAAAAGATAGGTGGTTTTCATTAAGCATCCCCTCGTGGCGTAAGACTGCGAACCAACATTTCTTCCAGTCCCTCTTGAATCGATTTTTGAGCCTCAACTTCTTGAGCTCGCATCTCATCAATAAATAGCCACAGGGCATCTCTTTCGTCTGTTATCTCTTCTAACTTTGCGACCTTTTCTTCCAATTGACGCAAACGTTCCTTTAGTTCTTTCATTTCTATTCGATTACGAAAAAATCTTCTCATCTATAGTAATTATACACTAATTTTTTTCTAGTGTAAAGTGGGTTGTGCAAAAATTATATTTTGCAATTCTTCACGAGTAATGATGCCAGATTTTCTTGTCCTCATCAAATAAAGCAACTCGAACTGCTGTTCTCGCGAGAGGGGAAAAGGATATTTATCTAATTTCTCCCTTTCTTTTACGATCAGTCCGAGCGGTTCAGGCGCGTCGTAAATTGTAGGCTTTTCTATTTTTTGAGTCAATAGTATCGGCTCTTTTCTATTTTTCATCCTTACGTCCTTTCATATAAATAAATAGTTAGTTGCCAGAAGAATCATCATCGTCGCCGGCGTTGGGGAGGAAGGTGTCTATTACATATCCTATTTCTACTAAACTTCCCTCGGGAGGCAACACGTCAAATTGCACGCTGTTCGTCGAGCTGTCGTAAGTCCAGTCTGTAAACTCAACAAAATCTACAAAAACAATTATAGTGTCTGGGAGGGGAGGGTGAGTCAATTCCCACTCCTCGTACGGCTGCACCTGAATTGCGGCAGCTTGAACCCCTGGTGCCCAATCCGCAGAGCAAATGTCAACAACGGTGCCTCCAAAATAATTGGTCGCATCAATGTATCGCTGACCGATGTATGTCCCGTGATGGCTCTGGTTACACAAAGACTGGGCTGGCGGTAGATTGACGATACTTGCCATGAAGACAGAGTTTCTCTGACCGGCATACCAATTAATAAAGTCTTGCACCCCAAGAGCACTATTGTTAAAATGATGATTACTCTGTTCTTCTTCATCACTCACAAACACAACCAATAGTCCCGCATCTGGACGCAGCCAAGTAGGGTTATAGGTGTTGTCGATCATGTAAGAATATAGAGAATCGAAACCAGCTTCAAGCCCATAATTTCCAATGGCGTTATAAGCATCCCAGGCATCCTGAACTGTAGCGCCTGGGATAAGAGGGAACTCTTGTATGCTAGCAGAGTTTTGCCAAGCTGTCGTGCTAATTCCTAAGCGCCAGCCAGTTGCCGGAAGAGCCAGCATCATCGCCTCAATTCCATTTACAACCGATTGTGCATGCTGATTCATGGAGCCTGATTGATCTATAAGCCAAATGATATCAACCCCATTAACCGTATACGGCTGTTCGAACGAGTCGATCCAAACCTCTCCCCCCTCGCCCGGTATTTCTACTGGGACTTCAACAATAACTTCTACTGGGATTTCAACGATGACTTCTACTGGGACTTCAATCTCGACAATTTCTGGCTCGTGTAAACTGTAGAGAGCATAATCTCCTTCCACACATCCTACCACTACTAGAATTCCGAATAGTAACGCGAGGCGCCTCATCTTAATCCCTCGTCCCCCCGCGCCGGGGAGCTTGTGCGCCGGGGATCGCTTTTAAAACACCGGCAGGATCTGCTGTTAGAACGCGCGACTTAAGGGTCGGTTCATGAAAGTTCCACGCTGGAGAAACCCACACAATGCTGTCGAGGGGAATAGGAATTTGCCAATTTCCGGCATCAATCGCACTTACCACTCCAATGAACCGACCTCTTTGATCAAAGACGCCCGAACCAGACGCTCCAAACCATCCAAACATATTTGCTATTATATGGCCGCGTTCCAGCGCTGCTACATGCCCTCGTATGGTCATCAAATCATGGATGCCAGGAAATCCTGTGTAGCAGATGTTTGTTCCTAATAGATTTTTGTCGTCACGCCTGATCTTCCAGTCCATAGCTATTCTGCTTTGTACCTGGGGAGTGACGAGAACGGCGAGATCAGCGTCGGAGTTACGATAAATGACGCGCGCCGTTACTACTTCTTCATCGCGCCCATGAATTTCTACGGTGTTAAAATCCTCAACAACGTGTGCGGCCGTGACTACCACGAAACGCCCGTACATCTTCATATACGTGCCGGATCCGTGATTCCCGGTGAAAGGGTCAACTATTTTGACCGCGGCGTTTCGGGTTTTGGTTTCTGTCGCGCTAAGTTGACTTAACTCCATGACGGAGACAGTTTGGCGATAAGCGTCTTTTGCTGTTTGTTCTAGGGCTTCTTCAAATGGGGTGACGGCGAGGGCCGGAGTGTTGTCGGAAAAGTTACTGCATCCCGATAACGCCATACACGAGATGATGAGAACAATAAGTTTTTTCCAGCCGGCCATCGCCGAGGCCTCCTATAATTAATTCTTCTTTCTCGTCTACTTCTGTTGTACCTACTCTTGCATATGCAACCTTTCTGACCCGGTCGGCAACAATGGTTGCCCTATTAGTAAGTATGAAGAAAATTGGCTTTAACGTCCTGCTGGCTGTTTTTATTCAAATAAAAAAGGCGCCCGAAGGCGCCTTTGATATCGTAAAAAGATTTTTTACTTCACTTCAATGCGGTGAGAAACGGGAATTTCAGTCTCGGGCTTTGGCACAATCACCGAAAGGATTCCTTGATTATACTCTGCATTCACGTTCGTAGGATCAACATTTTTAGGAAGCGTCCAACTACGATGAAAAGAGCTGTAAGATACAATATTGCTGTTGCCTTCCTTCGCCTCGTGGGAGATGGAAATGGTTGTATCATTCACGTCAATATTAATATCATTCTTGTCGAGCCCGGGCATCACAAGGTCGATCCGATAATCACTATCGGATGCCGTGACATTCGTTTTAATTTGTGGAGTAGCCTCTCGCAAAAAAGAATTAAAAATCGGAGCAAATCCCCAATCATCCTCAAAAATACTGTCTAGCAGGCTTCTCGTGGTCGGAACATTCGACCGTCTAATAATAGGATACATATGTTATCCCTCCTTCAAAGTATAATATAATCACTTATCTAGGAGTGTCAAGCAGAAATATTTGGCGCACGATTATAATCATCTTCCAGGCGTATTACATCGGTCAATTCCGGTGTACTAACTTCCATTAGTTCTACGTCGTATTCTTCTGGCGCACAAAAGCGATGGACAGCCTCGGGCCTGATGTGGTAGGCCTCTCCTTCTAATAATCCAAGAATAAGAATATCATCATTTTCGTTATCGGGCCCAAGCTCTAGCACCAAGGGGCCGGAAATAACGTAAATCGTCTCATCTTTCTTTTCGTGATACTGTCGCGATAATTTATGATTGGCTTTGATAAATATATATTTTGCTACGTATTTATCAGTCTGCGCCCAAATTCTTTCGTAGCCCCACGGCTTCTCTATGTACGGGATATCCTCGTCTATCTTCAACATATTATCACCCCTTCAAAAGCTGCTTTGTGCTAACAAATATCTTTTCTGCTAGCACTGACGGAGAGCCGACCACTGTTATGGCAGAAACATTGTTACCGCTTCCAAATTGAATGCGAGAGAACTCCTGTCTGGTATCTAAGTCTTTCGGGAGACTGCCTTTGGCTAGGTTGTTTTTCATGGTATTGTCGGCCCTGATCTGCAAAATAGAATCCGGATTAATCCACGTCTCGTGTAGTTCATAACAGACAGTACCTTTGTGTTCTGCTACATTAAAACTGTTAACTTTCTTTACTTCGACTAACTTAATCATCTTTTACATCATTTTCTGCCGTTTCCGCATCGTCGCGCGGTAGTTCCTCGGCTTCTGATTTTTGTAATACCAGTTGACGCACCTGGCGATGGTAATCGCCTAGGCCAGAAATTACTTGCTCGACCTCCACACAGCGCGCATCAATTTTGCCGAGATTTCCCCTCAGAGTAACCATGTTTTTGTGAAATTTATCCGAATTGAGTTCTTCACCATTCAGATCGCCTATCATTTCCCTGTAGAGTTCGATCGATTCTAGAAACATATCTGCTAGATTTCCCAGAAGCAGTGCGGCCTCGATTGGTACTTCGTCGATCTCAGCCGTGTAGCTAAGTTTAACTCTCATATTTATTCCTTTCGTTTATATAATCGCTTTCCATGCGGTTGTAACCACAAGGCCTAGGCCGACCGTTATCACAATCCACAAGATTTTTGTATTGTTGTTTTTCCACGATTCCAGTCCCAGTAAACGCGCATCGAGCCGATTTAGTCTCGCATAAAGCCCTTCGTCGGGATTGTATACCGCCTCTTTGATTTTGCTTACATTTTCTGCGAGCTCTTCTTGCTTGTCTATTAAGATTTCGATTCTGCTCGTGAGCTCTGCCAAAGCAACGACAATCTGACCTTCGTTTTCCAAATCTGGCATTCGTTTTTGCCTCCACGCTTATCTCGCTGTCCTAAGTAGTATCATTTTTCTATAATAGCGTGGCTCGTGGTGATTAATGTGCCAGCAGCGGAGGCCGCATTTTGGAGCGCAGCCCTCGTTACTTTTAAAGGATCAATAATTCCCGCATCGTACATGTTGACAATCGAAAAGTCTCGAAAATTAAAGCCGTAGTTTTTTTTGGCTTTTCGTATTTCATCTTCAATGAGATCTGGGCTTTGGCCGGCATTAATTGCCATCTGTCTTAGGGGCGCGAGAAGCGCTTTTTTAATTATTTCTACCCCAAGCTCTTGATCCTCGTTATCTGTGGTAACCTGCAACCGCTTTGAGGCCTTTAACAGAGCCACGCCGCCGCCTGGGAGCGTGCCTTCCTCTTGCGCAGCTTTAACAGCCTCCAGGGCGTCCTCTATGCGGTGTTTCTTTTCTGTCATTTCTACCTCGGTGGCTGCGCCAACGTTAATGACGGCGACTCCAGCAGCCAGCTTAGTGATGCGGTTCTGGATTTTTTCACACTTTCGAATATCATCGGTTTGTTGCAGCTCGCTCTTCAGAAGATCAATCCTCTTATCTATCTCCTCGAAATCTCCTTTGCCTCCAATTACAGTTGTCATGACCTTGGTAATGTCTATGGATTTACATTGTCCAAAGTCAGTGAGTTTGGCGGTGCGCAGGCTGGTTGCCGATTCTCTTGTAATAAAAGTTGCACCGGTGGAAATAGCCAAATCGCTTAACATATTCTTCCTCGCGTCTCCGTAAAGAGGAGCTTTCACGGCTGCAATTTTCATCGTTCCGCGGACCGTATTCATGATGAGAGCAGCTAGTGCCTGACCTTCTATCTCTTCCGCAAAAATCACGAGAGGGCGCCCGTCACGCGATAGGGTTTCTAGAACAGGAAGAATTTGATCCACCGTGTCGATTTTTATATCGGTGACAAGGAGAAGTGGACTGTCATACTTGATTGCGCCGCGGCGATCATCCGTTACAAAAGCCGATGCTATGTAGCCAGCTGGCATCCGAAAACCCTCTATTATATCGAGAGAAGTTTCCATCGAGCGCGCCTCTTCAACGGTTATGGCGCCATCAGCGCCGGCTTTATCGATAGCTGTCGCGACGAGCTTCCCAATCACCGGATCGTTATTGGCCGAAATGGTTGCAATATTCTCTATATCTTCTAGGCTGCTTACCGGAGTTGACATCTCTTTAAGCCTTTCAACAATGACTTCCACTGCTTTATCGATTCCTCGCTTAAGCTCAATAGGGGATGCTCCAGCAGTGAGATACTTTTGAGCCTGGCTAAATATTTCTCTTGCCATAACTGTTGCGGTGGTAGTGCCGTCGCCGGCTACCGTGTTTGTTTCGGAAGCAGCTTGCTTTAAAATTTGTGCCGCGGCGTTCTCAAACTCATCGTCCAGATGAACAAAAATAGAAACCGTCACGCCATCCTTAGTAATGAAAGGCTCTTTACCTTTCTCTTGCAGAATTACGTTCCTCCCCTTTGGTCCTAGCGTAGTTGCCACGTTGTCTGCTAGTTTATCTACTCCCCTTAAGAGCTTCTCATTAAGTACACGCCGATCCTCAAACTTACACGTTACCATTCATCCTCCGAGTCGTAGGTTTATTATAACACAAAATTTTCAATTGTCAAACTAATTTTCTTCAGTTTGTGCGGTTAACTCTTTTGTATGGCCCTGAAGAACTGTCGCATCATCGGCGGCCCTGAAAGCATCGCCCGGGCGATTCTCAAAATAAAATCCGTTAATATGCCTAGTGAGTTCGTCAAGGGTTTCGTAAATGGGCAACACGAGTTGTTCAAGCCGATCCGAATACTGGGTAAGAGCCCTAATGATCGCTCGCTGCGAAATATTAATTGTGCCGTAAACAGTACTCCTGCCGCGAACGGTGACTGGCTGGATGTGAAATTGTGTTTTTATTCGCGCGGATTCCAATAGTTGTGCCCATTCAATTACAGATTCGGCTGTTTTGGTCTTTAGAATGTCTTTTAGCCTCTCTTGAACCGCAATGCCCTTCATTTGGCCCGTCTTGGGATTTAACATTGCGTAATATCTCTGAATATGTATCGGGGCATCGCTTGGTTGATCAAATCCCCAGTCGGATATCGCGTCCAGGTATGCTGCGCGGCGTTGGCGCGCCAGTTTGGCTAGCGCCATGGCGGCCTCAGTTCTGGCTTCGGAATTCTCGTCCTGCAAAAACTGTGTTATGAGCTCGGGGTCGATCTCTAAGCCGGCAATGACACCCTCGGGAACCCCGAACTTTCTCTGCTTGAAGTAGTTAAATGATTCTTTGCCTGCGTCGCTCAAAATAATTTCAGCTACCGATTCTATCCGCGAGCGGGCCGTACTAGGAATAGGGATGGCGACTCTCCAATTTGTGATTTTCTTCCAATCTAAATTAATGTCTTGCTCTGGTGAAAGGCCCATCATTGGATAGCGATATCTCTTTACATTATTAATCCATGTCCGAGCGTTTTTAGTGATTGTTTCTGGCGCGTTTAGTCCGGGGTTTTCCTCTGCCTCTGTCACTAAATCATCTCCTGTCGTTTCGAAATCCACACCAGCTCCCGCTAATTTATTAAAATCAAAGTAGCTTTCATCAATCCAGTTAAAGAAATCATCTGGGGTTATTGTAAATGAGTAGAGATCTAGTCGGTTTCCTTTGGTCTTGGTGGCAACAATATATTCAATACCTTTTTCGTTAGCCACAGCAGCGATATCGGGGCGCATAAAAAACCCAAGTAGGTTTACTAGGCTCCCTTCAATAATAGTTTTTGCGCTGAGCAACTTGAGGCTGACTGGTTGCCCGGGCTCTCCGGTTTTAGGATTCACAAAAAACATGCAGTCTTCGATCGGCAGTGTTCCGCCAACTTTCTCGGTTACTTGTTTTCCCTCTAGTAGTGCAGACAAAAATGCTTCAAACAAAAATCCTGCCGTCGACTCATTAAAATCATCCAGCGTTTGTTGTAACATTTTGAGGGCGCCCAAAGATGATAAGATCTCTGAGATGGGTGCGTTTTCATCCACGTCGCCGGCGGCTACCATATTAATTTGCTCAATCTTTTCGGTTAGTGTATCCCCGGTAATGTTTTTCGAGATGTATTTTTGAAATACTTGACGTTCGGCCGAATTGAGCTTTCCGGCTTGCTCGGTGGGCGCCTTAAACTGGCCCAGCACCATATCATATACTCTTCTCCCCTTGCTGCTCGACTTTTTGCCTTCCATTATCTCTTCAATCAGTTCAACAATGTTTTCGAAACCGAAAACATCTTCTCTTTCTCTGAAGTGGTTCTCCACTATCTGATCAAAATCGTTGGTCATAATACAAGCTCCTGATATAATTAGACGATTATATCTGCAATACCCATTTCAACCGCTTCTTCTGCGCTAAAGTATGCATCAAGGTTTTTAGCAACAATCTTCTTTACCTGCTTCATTGTTAAATTGGTCTCTTCTACCAGCGCTTCGAACATCATAAGCTCCATGATTTCCGCTTCTTTAACGGAAGCCTGAATATTGTGGAGACTGCCGCTTTCGCCCGTTAAAACACGATGTAGCATTATGCGACAGTTCTTGCCAATACGACGCTCACCTTTGGTGCCTGCCGCTAACAACAATACACCGGCCGACATTACTTTGCCTATTCCAAAAGTGTGGAGAGGACAGTCTTCTCGAACCATTCGCATCATATCATAGACGGCAAACATTTCTGCCACGTTGCCGCCGCCTGTTGAAATATAGAAATCGACTGGCTTAAGCGGAATGATCCCATCCTCATCTGGAGGGCCCTCGCAAGTATGGTGATAGTGAAGAAGCCCTATTAAAAATTCCTGTGTGTTCTCTTCGTTGACGTCTCCATAAATTCCCAGCACTCTTGGCTCGTCCGGCTCGTCTTCGCTCTCAAATACAATAACTTCTTCTTCTTGGTCGCTCACTGTTGCTCCTTATGCATTTCATCGAGTTGTTTCATAGCCTCTTTCCAATTGGTAAACTTTGTGACGAAAGAAAAAGAACGAGGCGTGTTAGTCAATATATTTTGTACAACTGATTCTTTCCAGTTATTTATGGTTTTGTCGTCCACTCCCATGAATTCTTTAATACGCTTTTTATCGAAGTCAGCTTTTCTCAAATGATTATATTTAATCTCTCGAACAAAAGCAACATCTTCATTAATCTTGGCACACATTAGAAGACAACGATATATAGTCTTCTCCACAACGTGAGCAGCATGTGAGACTTCAAAAAATTGTGTAGCAAACTTGCAGGAGAACACGCCAAATAAATACACGCAAACTAATATGGCAGTCTGAATATCGGTTAGTTCCACCTTAACTCCAAAAAAAAACCGCGGGGAGTTCCCACGGTTTTATTATAACAGCTCTTGTTCTATTTATCAATCAAATACTGCTTTTTATTTTAGTTTAAAATTCTGTTGCCCTTGACATCTTCGATAGCTGACCTAAGTGACGAGTGAGGAATCTCCTTTGCTCGTCGTCGAGTTTCTCCGCGTCGGGCCACTGACTAACAATACTTTCAGGATCTAGCCGCGGCTCCCCGGGGCCCGGAGGTTGTAGCTTCCGGGCGGCGTCCTCGAGCTCTCTCTGAAACCTTTTAACGAGACGCCCCTTCCATCCGGGCAAGTTAAACTCAGTTAGGGGCTCTTCAGACTTTTTTTTTTTATCTTGGAGAGCTTCCTGCACTATTCTCTTGGCAACGCGTTTCGTAATCTTATCAATCATTTCTTGTAGCTCTGGCGCGGGCTCATCCGCGGGTGCATCACCCAGCTCGGCTTCCATCTCCATAGGCTCTTCGACGGGCTCTTCTTCGACGTCGTCCTCTTGATCAACTTCAACTTCATCTCCAAGAACGTCCTCTAGCGCTACCTCTAGCGCGGCAAGAAAATCATCAACACTTACTTCGCGACCACCGCCAACATCTTCAAGCGGCTCATCGAGCGGATCTTCAAGGCCTGGTTCGTCAAGGCCTGGTTCGTCGAGGCCGGGCTCGTCGAGGCCGGGCTCTTCCAGAGGGAGTTCCTCTTCTCCGGGGAGTTGCTCTTCTAAACGAGAATTTTGGTCTTCATGTCCGTACCCTGCGGCGCCTTCTCTTTTGCCGCGGCCATGGCTTTCGCCGAGACCATCAACAAAGCCAGCCGAAAGTGGCTCTAAATTAGCAAGTTTCATGAATTGACGAACTTGAACCTCGGTAAGTAGATTTTCTTTTTTACTCATTATAATATTCTCCTAAAACGAACAAGTGTTGCTACATTTAATTAGTATCTATCAAACATAACGACGCTTTTTATTTTATTCAAAGTATCGTCAACTATCTGTTTTGCCCTCACTATACTTATGTGGTGTCGGGCTGCCACTTCTTTTAACGTCATGGGTCCGTGTCTATGAACCGCAATGAGGGTGCAATTATGGTCTTCCGGATAGTCGATCCACATTCGACACTCTTCTTCCGTACAACACTTTTCTCTTAACATACAACGTTTGGAACATTCTCTCATAACTCTGGTATCTCCTCTTCTATTAAATCAAATATGTTTTCTACATCTTCTTCTGTAATCCCCAGCTTTTTCATTAAATCTTTTCCACTTTCTCTTAGTCTCGCCGACTTTTTTATATTAGCTTTGGATTGTAATTTTTGATCTCCTTTATAAAAATCTAAAAACTCCATAAATTTATCATTCTTTTCTAAGTAAGAAATGACACAGGCTCTAAAAAATTCACTCTGTGTTTTAAAACCATCGTAGTGCATTCTTATTTTCAAATCCTCGTGTAACCGCGGGTGAAGAAAAAAACTCACAGTTGAATTGTTTTTCATCGACTCAGTATGTGGGTTGAGCTTTCCGCCTGACCCGCTGTTGATTGAACAATAAACTGTGCTTTTTCTTGCAACTCCTTAATAGATCGCGCGCCTGAATATGACAGGCCGCTTCGAATCCCTCTCCTAATCTCTTTTAATACTTCAGATACTGGACCTCGGCAGGGAACAACGGTAGAGATGCCTTCAAGAGACGCGGTCTTCCCGTGCCAATCTATCTGTGCATCTTTGCTAGCCATTCCTCGATAAGTCTTAAACTTTCCTTTTTTTGTTTCCAAAATTTCTCCAGGGCACTCATCGGTACCAGCGAGAAGTGATCCAACCATCACGAAATCAGCGCCACACGCTAGCGCTTTAACGATATCTCCGGAATTTTTGATGCCACCGTCGGCTATTACTTTAACGTTGGCGAAGCGACCTCCTTGCTTAGCCACGCGTGTGGCTATAATCGACTCCAAGGTGGGAATTCCATGTCCAGTTTGAATTCTTGTACTACAAATGCTGCCGCCACCAATTCCAACACGTACGCTGTCTGCTCCCCAATTGGCCAAATCAACGAACCCCTCAAGGGTGGCAACATTTCCAGCCATTATATGAACTTTATTTCCGAAAGTCTGTCGAAGCTTATGAAGAGCGTTTTTCACGTGAAGATGATGGCCGTGGGCTACGTCGATACAAAGAATACGCACGCCAGCATCATACAGTGCCCTTGCTCGGTCTAAATAATCTCCAGCTGCCCCAGTGGCTGCAGCCGCATTAGCGCCACGCCCGACTATAACTGCATCAGCTAGTGACGCCTGTTCCTCTATGGTGTTATATCTGTGAATTATTGCGAAGGCGCCCTCCTTCCACATTGTTACACCCATCTCTACTTCGGTTATAGTATCCATTGGGCTACCGATAATAGGAAGAGAAAACTGAACTGTAGCATACGGGCCCGGTAGCGTGCTCGTGATATTAATCTCTGATCGACTTTTGATATCTGAATATTGTGGCGCCAAAAGTATATCGCCGTATGATAGTGCTTCTTTACTTTGCATTTTTTTCTTCCGTTAGTAATTGAACCTGTTCCCAGCATGATGGGCAGCTGAGACGTATGACTTTTCTTTCTTCAAACACAACAACATGCCATGTGTCTGCCATCTCTTTACTTTTCTTGTCAAATTTTGTACTGCACGTGCAGCACTCTTCGGGTACGTCCAAAAACATACTCGTTCTTTTTTGAAGCTCTTCCTGCGTCTCTTTGCGCTCTCTCTTTCGCTTTGCGGTATCTATTTTTCGCAGCTTGGGACGACTCATGTGCGCTCCATTGGATAGAAGCTGGGCGCCAAAGCAACCGGGGGCCTATATAAAGTATTTGAATGAAACACTACGACGGCGGAGGGAAATGGTGCCGCGTTTTCTGACGTTCCAAACTTTAATCTGCCGCGAACTAGATGTACTTCTTTGGCTTTCATCACATAATCATGCCACCACTTGGTGTCTGTCCTAGATGGAACCAGCATCACGACTAGGGTATTGTGCTTTTTAGATTCCTCATATCCCTTCTTTAGCCACACACCGATGCCGCGGCCGTAGGGAGGATTAGCGAAAACGGTGTGACCCTTCCAGTCTTGTGCTAGACCATCCTCTTTCTTGGTGAAATATTTCTTACATTTGGTGTTGGCTTCTGTTGCACATGGATCTAAAGTAAATTCAAATTGCTCGTCAAGCTTATCAAAAAATGCTTGTGGCGTATCCCACTCGCCGCTCTCCGAACTAAATCCAACGGCGCCCTCTGACCTCTTCCATAGGCCTCCAGTTTCAACTTGCATCAGTACTCCCCAATGCGCCGTCACCGCGCGCGCTTATCGTGACCGGATATTCATACAGTTCTCCATCTTCATTTTCCCAAGCCTGAAACGAAACAACAGGTACCATCACAAGCTGGGCTATCTTTGTTCCCTTTTCAATCATTTGAGTGTCGTTTCCAACGTTGTGAAGATTAATAAACACTTCGCCGGCGTAGCCTGAGTCTATTACGCATGCGCCCACAATGAGATTCCGGTTCGCCGCAATGCTGGAGCGGTTCTTGACCTCTAACATATATCCATGTGGTACTTCAAACCTCAATCCTGTTTGCAGTAGGGCGCCCTCGCCGGGCTCAATCCGGCGTGCCGAAGTAGAAAAGTCATCGGGACAATAATACACATCCAGGCCCGCATCACTCGGATGCCCCCTGGTTGGTTCAATTGCGTCCTTACGGACTCGGTGGTACTGTATAATCATTTTTTCTCCTATTCAAAATCAATGTTAACGTTAACTGTTATGTTAAACTTGGGTACTCGTATTTGGCTAGCTAGGTTGTGGCTCTTTGCCTCGGCAGCATCTAGAAACCAGTCAGCATGGCCGCGGCCGTGGATAAGATCCAAAAAGTAATCATCTTTCTTACCACAGTTTCTGGCCATCATCTTATAAACTATTTGATTCAATCGTTCCGCTTCTGCCGCGTCTGCTTTAATTTCCTCCACCTTGCCCCATACGGATGTTGAAACATCATGTATCATTAAGGTAGCATCAGGATCCATAAACCTCATCCCATCGTCTCCAAAAGAAAACAGGATCGCTCCACAAGACATGGCCTTTCCCTCAATGATAGTGGCTACGGGGAGTTCTGCGTGCTTAATGGATGATATCATTGCCATTAGGCTGTAGACTTGACCACCGTATGAATCAACAATAACCGGGATAACTGATTGTCCCGTATTGTGGGCCGCCGATATCTGAGCGCCAAACTCTTTTGCAGCTTTGTTATTAAATTCGTTTACCCTCACGACCACCGGCGCCTTCCGAAGCTCTGGCTCCTTCAAAAGCGGGCTACATGTGATAGTGGTTTTCATTATATTCTCTCCGGATTATCTGAAAAATGAAGTTCCACCTGGGGAAGATAAAGTTCTAGATAATCTTTCCAGCTGTCTTCATTCTGCAGATGAATCTCAACGTTATTTTTGTTATCGAGTCTGAATGACCACCGATCAAGCTCTCGTAAAATATCTACCTTATTGATTACCAAGTCGGTTACTCCATTAATATTTATAGATTTCACTAGGAGGTTTAAATTGGTCCAGTTACACTGGCGGGGGCGGCCTGTGGTGGCGCCGAATTCTTTACCCGTTTCTTGTAGTTTGTCAAATATTTCACCTTTGCCGTGAAACTTCTTAGATCCTACGTAGGTTTCGTAGGCCTTTGCAACCCCCCATACGTTGCGGACCGCGGTGGCAGGAATGCCATTCAAGAGCGCTCCCGCTGTCGTACAGTGGCTTGAGGTAACATATGGGTAATCTCCCCAGTCGATGTCCAGTCCAAAGCCTTGTGCGCCCTCACAGAGGATCACAGCATGTGGATGTTCATGAAGTTCTTTATAAAGATCAACTACATAGTCCATGAGAGCCGGTACCATTTCTGCGCGAATACCCCTGCGTGCGTACTTATCTCGATAAGCCGGGCCGTTGCCGCGCTTGGTTGTACCTATGGTGCTCTCACTGGTTTCTTCGTCAAGGTGCTTGTCTGTAACAATATGTGCATTCTTTGCTATTCTTACTAGTTCATTACAGGGAATCCCGTTCTCTTCCAGTGTTTCTATTTCCTTGAAAAATTGTTCTAGGTTAACCACACACCCTGCGCCGATAATAGATTTAACTCCAAAGAAAACACCGGCCGGAATATGATGGGTTACAAACTTCTTGCCCTCATGGTAAATGGTGTGGCCCGCATTACATCCGCCGTTGTAGCGAAGACAGTGTGTGTAAGCACCTTGGCGTAGTAAATGGTGGGTTATCTTTCCCTTGCCGCAGTCACCGTACTGTAAATCAACTACTATGTCTGCTATCATTTTCCTTGCCCTCGATACTTTTTCTTGTAGCACTTATTGCCTCCATGTGGGCCCGGTGTGCCGCGTTTAGTAAATTTGCTGTTACCAATACTTGTCTTCTTTTTGCGAGTGATTCCTTTTTCGCCTTCTCTTCTGGCCATTTTCTCTCCTATCCTAGTAGCTTCATGTTTCTTCTAATCGATCTTGTGCTAAATCCCCATTGTTCATTATAATCCAGCCGCGCCATGTAGGGTCGATTAACAAATACTCGATCTTTACCTGGCATTATACCCCAGCATCTAATCTTTGTCAAGGCAGAGTTGCCATCGATTACAGTGATAATTAAATAAGGTTTACCATTCTTTGTCTTCCGCTCAACAACTTCGCGAGGAATGAACCAGACCAGTCCCAACTCCCGGTCGTACTCCGAGATTGGAGGAACATACAGTTCATCCAGGCGATTTTGAATTCTATGATCCACCACCAAATCCATGGGAAATATCCCCGTAAGGCTTACTGTATTCTCAATCTCTTCTTCGTGAGAAAAATTACCCTCCGGCTCGTATGTTTCTATGTTTTCGTTAAACTTCTTCTTGTTCTTGGGCCTGTCAACCGCAACTGACGACCAAAAATGTTTGCGCCCCGAAAAACGATCGTCTATTAAACTATCCATCGCCCCACTACGTACCAACACATCCAGTGCCTTCTTATTGAACTTAGAGTATACCACATCTGGATGGAAAATAGCATCCTCAATTGTTTCAAATGGACGATTTTTAAGTACCTGCTCAATGGCTGCGTCTCCGAGCCCCTTCAAAGAAGAGAGCGGCTGCACTAGTGTCATACTGTCGACAGCATCGATTTCCCACACATTCCCTGAAGCATTAATGTCTGCCTTCTCGATATTAAATCCGTAGCTCTTCGCAATATTGATTGCCTTCTCTTTTCGGGACTCAGGCTCTTTGTCAAGAAAAGCCGCCATCCATTCGGATGGATAATAATTGAGCAGCCACGCGCACTGGAATGAAATAATAGAATAAGAAACTGCGTGAGACTTATTAAAGCCGTACCCGGAGAAATACTCAAACGTTTTCCACAGTCTGTCTGCCTCCGAAATACGTAGGCCCTTCTCTTGACAGCCCTCAACAAATTTTGCATAAAGCTTATTCTTAACTTCGCTCTCCTTGCCGGTTCCTTTCTTCGTTAGGACTTTGCGCAGCATGTTTCCTTCGTCCAAACTAAGGTTCTTGCCCAGCTTATGAGCAAGCAACGCAATCTGCTCCTGGAAAATTAAGAAGCCGAATGTTTCTTTTGTTTCTGCCTCAACAATATCGTGAATGTGTTCGATATCATCTGGATTATTCTTGGCGTCCACGTATTGCTCATGAACGTTAGCCGAGAGTGGGCCCGGACGATAAATAGAAGTGATGGCTGCGAGGTCGATCAGGCTTTCAGGCTGAGCCCTCTTGCAAAAGCTTTGTGCAGGCTGTTCCGTAAACTGAAAGATGCCTGCCCAGTTTCCCTTTTGAAAAATATTCTCGTATACTTCCTGATCATTAAAATCTATCTTGTCTGGGTGCAGATACTTACTATAAAAATCTTTGACATCTTTAAACGTAGGCTCTGTAATATTGTAATGTCGCCGCAGCACATGGCGAACACAACCATCAATCATGCGAAGGGTTGAGAGTCCAAGTAAATCGAACTTGATAAACCCGAGCGGCTCTAAGTGGCGTACATGTTGTCCTTCGGCCCATGGTGCCTGACGAACGCCACCGGAGTTAATCAGTGGCATTCTCTCGTCCAAGTTCTCAGCCACTAGAACGCCGCCGGCGTGTCGAGAGCAAGAACGCACCTGACCGACTAGCGCTTCGACGTGTGTCTTAACATTCGGGTACTTTATTAGGAAGCCGCGCAAGGATGGACTAAATTCCATGACCTCTTTCCACGTGGGATTGTAGACGCCGGCCTTAATATCATGCTTGCGCTTGGCGTCAGGAGTGGCCTCTCTTACCATAATACTCGTAACCTTATTGACTTCTATAAACGGAATGTCGTAAAACTTGCTGATATCCTTCAAAAGAGATCTTAGCTGAAGCGTATTCCAATTGGAAATTGGCACAACGGTGTTCTCTCCCCACTCTTCGGCGAGGCGTTCTTTGAGTTCCATCGGTTCCGACACATCAAAGTCGATGTCAGGGTAATCTGTGGCATCTCGACGCAGGAATCTCTCGAAGAGAAGTCCCCATCGAATAGGATCTACCTGTGTAATGTCTAGTACATAAGCGACGAGCGAGCCAGCGGCTGAGCCGCGGCCTGGGCCTGTTATCTGAACCTCATTAGCCTTGTCTACAATAGCTTTCATGGTCAAAAAATACTTGCTGAATCCTCGATCTTCAATTACGGCGAGTTCCATTTTTAACCGATCGGCGTACTCTGGATTCTCATGAAGATTCTTTGTCCGCAGGCTGTCAATTGCCAGCTTTTGAAGTGCGTCTTCTGCGGTCGCCCCTTCTGGCACTACGAAGTCAGGAAGTTTAATAGACGTGTCCGGTTGAAAATCCTCAATTCGGCTGAACGCGATGTGGTGAGTTTCTGTCAACGAATCCAACACCAGGTCATCATCGTATTCTACTCCACACAACTCTGAATATTTTTTGTACGACTCCCACATCTGATCACCATTTTTGGGGTATAGTTCGTAGCCAATGACGTCGATGTCTGCTGGTAGCTCATTAGATAGATAGTCCGGTCGATTCTTACCGCCGAGCCAGCCGAGTCGTTTATAAAGCTCTCGATCCTTCCAGGCTGTTGGGTTTGGATAGTGACTGTCAGCAGTAGAAATCAACGTAATACCATACTCGTTTTTCATTTGGATGATATACTTATTTAATTCGTGCTGCTGAGGAACATTGTTCCACTGCAATTCTCCGTACCAACGATCTCCAAAGATTTCTACCATATTCTCAGTGGTAGTACGCATCGCATTTAGAACTGCCTCTTCTCCTGCCTCGTGATTGCTCCAATAATCTCCGGCATATATGCCTCCCAAACACGCGCTGGAAGCGATTACTCCTTCGCTGTATTTCTCTAGCATTTCGTAATCAACACGGGGATAACGATAAAAGTTTTCTTGCCTGTAGCTTTCGGAGATTAGCTTAAAGATATTATTCAACCCTGTTTGATTTTGAGCTATGAGAACCATGTGACGACGATGATTTAAAAGGCTCCTAATGGCCTTCTTGCTTTCTTCTTCGTCTTCAATCGTAGTGCCGCTCATTTCATTGTTGAGCTTGCGCGACTCTTTAGTGTCCTGCTTTATTCTTTCATACTCTTCGCGCCATTCTTTAATGCTGGGAATAAAATAAGCTTCTACTCCGTAGATCGCTTTAAAATCCTTTCCCTCGGCCTTCATCTTTTGTACATGTAACAACTGGTGGCTGAATCCATTCATGTTCCCATGGTCCGTTAAGGCCAATCCTTCGGCGCCGTTGCCGTACGCAAAATCCATATGCTCTGGCGGATATCCAATCGCATCAAAGATGCTTCCCGCTACGCTGTGCGCGTGCAGTCCCACAAACGGGATCGAGGGCTCTTTTCTATTCACTGTCGTTTTCTCCTATACTGATGTGACCAGTAACAAAACCATAAGGTCGTTTGATGTCTTTGTAATGTCCTGATGTTATTAGTGTACAATATTGGGCCCACGTTGTCAAGTCATAAAACCAAGGAAGTTCATTTATTATTGCATCTGATAAGTCGGCATCTTTAAAAACGTCTAGGAGCTTGAAATGCCTGGACTTTCTGCGCTCTTCTGGGGGGAGTTTCCTGCTCGGTATTTTCTCTCCTTCAAGTGGAGGATAATATGAGCGAGAGTTGGACTTAATAATATTTCTTGCTCGGCGCCACTCGGCAGTGTCGAAAGTAAAACTTAAAGGAATCCCGTCGCACACCGTCTTTCCTCCGTAAGAAAAGTAATAAGATTTAGAGGTACTTAATTTGCTCTTTGCTTTTTTAACTTCTTGGAGATCGCACAGACCGAAAGGAAAGCTGACGTAGTATCTATCGGGGATTAACCAGCGGCCTAGGCGCCTACAAATCCAATATGCAACATTTGCGCCGTGGAGGATAGACCAAGCATAACAGTCGTACTTATCTCGATGTTTTGGTTCAATGGGCACGTAGTAAATAGGAATAGAGACGTGGTGCTCTTTGGGGTAGTTTACGTAGCGGCCTTTTTCGATCGTATACAAATCTTCTGTCCAGTCTCCTACCCTGTGTTTAATCAGCGGGGCGATATCATCATTGCACACTATCCATATAGATTCACATCCCGCATAAGAGCACTCAGCGACAGCAGCCTCGATCAGGTTAAAATCAGGGGCCACGGGCATGAATACGTCATGCCCCGGAAGACCAAACTCTCCCGACGAAGCAGCTACTGGTACGATGCCGGCGAGATGAAACGAATGAGGGTTTTGAGCTGCTATGTCCATGAGTTGGTTATATTAAAAAAATTTATGTTAGGGGGCAGATCGCTACTCTGTATAAATTCTTTTTTATTTTTATGAAGAACTCGCCGATCATGCTCCAGCACAAGATTAAGATAGTGAGTCTTTTCTCCAAAGCTACGCCGAGGGCCACGCAAGCCGTTCTCTTTAATAAGCCTCATCGTGGCCATCTTGGCTGCTGTTTCAGAATATTCAAATTCTTCAAGCCGATGAGGAGATATGTAAGATTTCGTATAACAATCTTTAAAAGAGCCATCGTTACCGTCTTTTCTTATCGAAGGATAAAAAACTACCTTTCGAATAAAGTCTGTGGGGGTTAAGATCTTGCACGCAGGTTGTTTAGCGCCTCGCTTGATATCAAACCAATCATATACAACATATTCCTCTATTTTTTCCTCCACTGGAATTCCTTCTATTAAATCCATATCATATATATAAAGCTGTTCAAAATGTATTTTAATCAGTCTGTGGAACTCTGTTATAACGTTAGCTGTGCTGTTTTCGATACGAATGCTCTCTATTGTGGAAGGGATCGGCGTGAGGCCTCGCATTCCCAGATCAAATGTCAGGCGATACCACTTATCTTCGCGCTCTTTATGCTCCACCGGGTGCGGTGTTGTAGCACCATTGAGGAGAAGCATTGCATTCTGTGTTTCGGCAAACTGAAGAGCTTCTAGGCTGTATCCGATGACGAGCTTTTTTGTGTTCAACTCTGGTGCTTTTATGATAAGGCCCCGATCACATAGTTTTCTTTAACCACTGTAAAGGTCTTGCCATTGTACTCAATATCCCGAAGCATCTGGGCCTCTACAACGAGAACGGACCCCGGGGTCCATGGCGCCGCCATCGAGGCACCCAAGACCCTCACAGCGGCAAACGGCTTTTCTGCCGATCGGTAATTCTGGGGGAGCAATACTCCCGTTTCTTCTTTGTCTTCTGTTAACACTTCTACGTAAAGGTGGTTATTTACCGGTGTGAATCTCATTTACTCTCCAAATCTTCTATCGCTGCTTTAATTGCCTCTTCGGCTAAAACCGAACAGTGTATCTTAACCGGAGGAAGCGATAATTCCTCCACGATGTCTGTGTTCTTAATATCGGCCGCTTCTTTTAGGGTTTTACCCCTTATCCACTCTGTTGCCAGAGAAGAGGCGGCGATGGCGGATCCGCACCCAAAGGTTTTAAACTTCGCATCGCATATGTGCCCCCCCTCATCCGCTTTAATCTGTAACTTCATAACATCCCCGCATTCGGGCGCTCCTACAATGCCGGTGCCAACGCTTGGATCTTTTTTGTCTAGAGAACCTATATTACGCGGGTTGTCGAAATGATCTATAACTTTTTTTGAGTATGCCATAATTTTCTCCTATACTAATTAGCCGCATTTGGCATAACCACACGCTTTACAAGTAATACATCCTTCAACATACACGAGTCCTTCGGCTTTACATTCCGAACAAACCTTTTCAGAAGCGTTAGCTCCATTGATAATATATCCTTTCAAAACTCTAGAAACGCCCTTGGCAAAACTAAATAAATCCGCATCGCGATCCTTTTGTAATTGTTCCACCACGTACTGAATATTTGCTCCGGTTCGGAGCGCTAGCGAGATCATCCGAGTGAACGCTGAATGGTTTGGGTTGTCAAATGCTTTTACCAGATCTTTTACTATTACCGTATCACCATTTGTTCCGATCTGCAAGTCATAAACCGCGTTCATTGTTTTTCTTGGGTGTTTGACCAAAGTTCCCTTAGCCTTGGCGCGAGGAATCTCAATAAGATTAGAAAGACCCCCCATAACTTCGTAGGGCTTGCCGTCCATTAGACCTACCATGATTACCCACTTCTCTCCTTGTATGGTGGTATGATGGATATTACAGGGAAGCTCAAGCGGCCGCTTGGGCGCGGTGTGGTGTGGAAATCGTTCCTTCCCCTTCTCCACCAGGACGCCTGATCGAGATCCATCAACGTATACCGTAATTCCTTTAAGGCCCTGTTTCCACCCTTCCATATAAATATCAGCCACAACCTGTGGGTCGGTGCCTTTGGGAAGATTAATAGTAGAGCTGATGGAATGGTCGATACTTCGTTGGATTGCTGCTTGCACCTTAACGCGTTTTGTCCATTCAATGTCGTTCGACTCTACAAAAAAATCAGGCGCCACGTCCCCCCCAAACAAATCAAGATACTCACGAACATTGTGGTGAAACACTCTATATTCTAACCACTTGTCTCCCAAGTCGTCAGTGTAATCGGCTTCAAGGTCTTGTTCGTTGTGTGATAGTTTACGTCGACGAATATAAAGGTTTCTGAACACCGGCTCTAAACCAGAGGAAGTCTGGGACATAATGGAAACCGATCCCGTAGGGGCGTTGGTTAAAATAGAAATATTACGGCGCCCAAAAGTCTCAATTTTTTCGGACAGATTTTTTGGGAGCCTTTTGATATATGAGTTATTTTTCTCTTTTTGCCAGTCAAATACCGGAAAGGCGCCGCGTTCTTGGGCTAGGTATACACTCTCCAGGTATGCCGTATCGCGGAGTGTTTCGTAAATCTTTTCGATAATTTCAATCGCCTCGTCAGAATCGTAGGCCAGGTTGAGGCGGGCCACGGCGTCGGCCAATCCATGAGTGCCCAGGCCGGTACGACGACCATTCACGCATGCGCTGTATAAATTACTCCATAAATCCTTCTCGCTGCTGGTGTCACAGGCTTCTTTTATGGCTTCCAGTTTTTCCAACTCAAGTTCCACCAGATCATCTGACAGCCGCATGCCTACTGAGGCAATCTCTTTAAGTTTATTAAAATCAAACACGGCCTTGTCGCTGAACGGATTACGCACCAAGTGTTTAAGATTTAAGGAAATAAGGCGACAACTATCGTACGCCGACAGGGGTATTTCTCCACACGGATTGGTCGTAAGTGTTCGAAATCCCTCATCTTTATAGCACTCCGCTGGTAAATTATTAATAATGTTGTCCCACATAAGGAGCCCTGGTTCTGCTGTCGCTGTCGCTGATTTTACTATCTCATCCCACAGATCCGATGCTCGGATCTCCTGTGTGTGAGTGGGGCTCTCGGAATCAACCGGGAACTGCAGGGTAAATGACTTCTTATTCTCAACCGCTCTCATAAAAGAGTCGCTTATTTTCACCGAGACATTTGCGCCCGTTACTTTCGCAAGGTCCTGCTTCATGGTGACAAACTTTTTTATATCGGGATGACGGACGTCCATCGAAATCATAAGCGCGCCACGTCGGCCATTTTGACCTATCATGCGACAAATATAAGAATAGAAATCGGCAAACGACCATGCTCCCGTGGTGGTGCGCGCGGAGTTATTTACTTGAGCGTTTTCGGGTCGCAAATTAGATATGTCGAGGCCAACTCCACAACGACGTTTAAATAAATTAGCCAAATGTTTTCCGGCATCAACAATTGAGCTGATATTATCATCGGGTGATTCAACGACAACACAATTGGATAAAGACACGTTAACATAATTATTTCCTATTCCCATCATCGGAGAGCCCTGTGGCACAATGTACTTGAAGTTTTTAAAGTAGGAAAAAATCTCTTCCTCTGTTAAGGCATGCTCGCCCGCGAGTTCGCTGAACTTATCTTCAATGCGCGCGAATTCGCGCGACATGCGTACATGCATATCGTGCGGAGTCTTTTCTACAAAGCTCCCCTCGTTATCCCGCATGCAATACTTGGTCATAAAAACGTTGGTAGCTAGCTCGTCGCCATTAAAATATTCTAGAGTCGCTTCTCGTGCTTCTTCTTCTGTGTACATTTTATCTGCTCCCGTCCTTAAACTTCTTATACTTCTCTGCTAGTTTTTGTTTCTGAGCCTGGGGGCTTACCTCAACCTCTTCATCCGCGGTAGGTTCTAATACTTTTATAGACACGGTACTGGTATCCATAAAGAGAGGGTATATTATGCCATCAGGGCCGTTACGATTTTTAGCAATAAATACTCTTCCTGTATTTCCCAGCTTGTCGTCGGTTGTTCTAGAGATGCTGAAAATAAAGTCCGAGACAAAGCACTTGTTAAAGGCCTCCGATATAGATTCCATCGTTATGACCTCAGCGTTGAGTCCTGATCGGTTGGTCTGGGAAGCGGTCCATATGGGGCACTTATATTCTTGCGCCAGGCCGCGGAGTTCTTCGTAGATAGATTCGAGTTCATTACGCTTCTCCCTCTGGGCGGTTACGGGCCGCAGAAGATCGGCATAATCTACTATGATCATGTCAATAGGGATGTCCTTCATGCGTAAGCGTTCCAGGTGTGTTTTAAGGGTATGAGTTGATGCCGACTTGGTAGGATATTCTTTGATGATCAGGCGCCCCTCAATATTTTGCACCTCTTCATAGATCTTTTCTTTAAATGTCATCAGATCGCCCAACTCAATGCGCGTTAGACAACTATCGTACCGGGAACCTACCACCGTATCTTGCAACTCCAACGTATAATGAACTACCGTCTTGCCCTCCTTAAGCGCCTGGGTTCCCAAGTGTACCAGGGCCATCGATTTGCCGGCACCTGTCGGGGCTATCACTACGCCCAGTTCCTTTTGTCCGAGGCCTCCCTGACAGATATCGTCTATGAGAGGCCACCCCGTAGTGACGGGGTTCCTAAACCGAGGTCTAAAGCGTTCTTCGAAATCTTTCTTCCAGTCATAGCCGCCGTTATTGTCTGCGCCGAGCTTGAGTGATTCGTTGATTACTATTGCTATCTCATCGAATGAAGAACTCTTCAATAGCCCAATGGATTTTATCATGGCGGATTTAAGATTCTGTTTGCGACAAAAATCGAGAGCAGTGTCTTTAATGTACTCTTGGTTTTCTAGACGAGTAGACATAACGCGAGCATAGTATTCTCTCACCTGCTGTTGAGTCATTTCATTTTCGTCATCTATGCCCGAACGCAGAATGGTGCCTAGAATTGCTCTAGAAGGATGGACGCCATATTTCTGTCTGTATTGAAATATTACTTTGAGGAAAAGTTTTAAGTAGCGAAGCTCCAAGAAGTTAACATCTAAAACCTCTTCTATCTGATCAGCAAAGGGACGATCGTCCAGAATAACCACACACAGTTGTTCTTGAAACGATTTACCATAACGAGAAAAGGTAACCTTCTCTTTTGATTCCATGCCCACCTCTCTCTGATTCTACTAGCTTTTGAGCGCTTTGTCAATGGCAAATCGGTTCATAGTTGCAAATAAATCGTTCCAGTTAAAAACCCCGAAACCATCTTCGTTCATCATCTTGATGAACTCAGTTCTATTGAACTCGTATCCCAAATTATCAAATACATAATCGACCTTCTGTCTGCTTTGTCTAGAGAGGTTGGGATCGTATAACTGCATCAACTTGTAGTTCCTTATAATTAGGTTTTTGTTCTCCGTAACGCGGTCAAAAAATACTACTTTTCCTTCGGCTTTCTCACAAAAATCTATAACCTCTTGAAATGAATACTCTTTGTCTTCAAATAAAAATGGTAATCTTTTTTTCACGGTAGGTAAACCTGCGCCCCCGATGCCCTTAAGGTTATCAGATTTGTCTCCGGAGATGGCCCGGGCGAGCGCAAAGTTGCGAGGATGAATACCATAAGTCTCCAAAATATTCTTCGTGGTGAGCACTTCTTTCTGGATGGGCCGAAACAAAACTGTCTCGTCATCGCACAATTGAATGAAGTCTTTATCGCTGGATACTATTACCTTCTGCCATCCCTTAAACTTCTCCGACTGAACGATATAGGCAATCACATCATCTGCTTCTACCTCGGGAAACATAAACTGTGGAATGGGAAGTTCGTTAAGATATTCTAGAAGCCGCGTCTGCTGCC